TGCACAGATTGCGAGCACGGGATCCATCGACCTCTACGTGGACGCGGTGAACATCTATGGCACGCTGACGGCGACGGAGATTGAAGGGGATAGGATCACCGTGCGCAATGATGCGGGACGACGCTGCGGGTATATCTCCACGGAGTACGCCAGCACGGCGGACTACAAAATGACGCTCGAGAGCAAGGCCATGGAGTTGAACGCGACGAGCGGAAACCTGTATCTGTCGGGGAATAACGGAAGATCAGCGCTCAATTTCGACTACGACTTCATTGATTGCCGCGGCGATTTCGCCCCGAATGCAGATAACCGGTACAATCTTGGCGCACCAAATTTTGTTTGGAGCACGATCTATTGCAGCACGAACGAGTTGAACGGGTCCGATCGAAACATCAAGAACAGCATTGAGGCGCTGCCGGAGAAGTACGTGCGTATGTTTGACCTCGTGGAGCCGAAGCGCTATAAGCTGAACAGCGGCACGAGTGGGCGCTTCCACACGGGCTTCATTGCGCAGGAGGTAGAGGAAGCCATGCGCGCGTGCGGCATTGAATCGGAGGAATTCGCGGGCTGGGCCGCTGCCAAACGCGAGGACGGCAGCGAAACGTATTTCCTGCGGTACAGCGAATTCATTCCGATCCTGTGGGCGAAGGTACGAGAGCAGGAAGAACGGTTGAAACGATTGGAGGAATCAGCATGAATGAGAAGATCAAGCAGGAAGCGGCGCACGCGATGCGCCTGATCGGCATTTTGAACGTCAACGGTGATGCCGTCGACGTGGTGGCAGCGGTGCGCCAGTCGCTTCGCAATATTGCAATGATCTGCGACGGCACGGAAGCACCGGAGAAGAAAGAAAGCGAGGGGCCGGATGAGACTGCCTGAGATCACGGCATATACGAACCGGCGCGTGCAGCAGGAGAAATTCGGCGGGATCAACCACACCTTCGGCGCGGGCGGCGGCGAGCTCTACGACATGAAAAACCTGTCGGCGCGATACTTCCCGCTTCTTGCTCCCCGCGCGCGGCGCTATACCGTCCGAAAGGGTATGGGCAAGGCGAACGGCATTTTCAGTGCGGGCAAGCTCTACGAGGTATACGGAACGAAGCTATACATCAACGGCGAAGAAAAGACAACGGTCGCAGACAGCGAAAAGACTTTCTGTGCACTGGGCGAGCGCGTGCTCATCTTCCCGGACAAAATCGTGTGCGAAAAGGACGGCACGATCAAGCCGATGGAGGCGAGCTATTCCGCGGCGGGGCTGAAATTCGGGAATGGCACGTATGCCGACGAAAAGGCGGCGGCAAACAGCATCACGACGACCGGCGCGGCGTTCCCGTTCAACGTGGGCGACGCCGTGACGATCTCTGGCTGCACAAAGGAGACCTACAACAACCGCACACCCATCATCCGGGAGATCAGCGAGGACAAAAAGACGCTGCGATTTTATGAAAACACCTTCCGCCTGCCCGACGGGCAGGAAAGCATCACTGAGCCCGGGACAGTCACGCTCAAGCGCAGTATTCCCGATATGGACTTCGTCTGCACGAACGAAAACCGCGTGTGGGGGTGCAAAGGCGACAGCATCTTTGCTTCAAAGCTCGGCGACCCGTACAACTGGAATGTGTTTGACGGGCTATCCACGGACGCGTTCAGCGTGGAGAGCGGCACGGCGGGAGCGTTCACGGCGTGCGTGAGCTACCTTGGCTACCCGTGCTTTTTCAAAGAAGACAAAATATTCAAGATGTACGGCACGATTCCGACAAACTTCCAGCTCATGTCGAGTGCTGTTCTCGGCGTGATGAAGGGCAGCCACAAGAGCCTTGCTGTGGCGGGTGAAACGCTCTATTACCTCTCAAAGGTCGGCGTCATGGCGTACAGCGGAGGAATGCCGCGCTGCATCTCCCGCACGCTGGGCGACGATGTGCGCCTCTCCGACGCGGTGGGAGGAAGCGACGGCCTCAACTACTACGTGAGCCTGAAAGAGGATGGCAAGGCGGCGCTGTACTGCTACAGCAGCGAGAACGGCGTGTGGCATAAGGAAGATGCGCTTGCCGTGGTGCAAATGGCCTATTCGGGCGGTATCATGGCCTTAGTAGACGGCGGGTGCGTGCTGCTGGGGAATCCGGCAGATATCCCGACCGGCGCAACACGCGAGGGAGCTGTTATTAGCGAGGCGGAGTTTGCTGACTATGACGGCGGCTCATTCGACGCGAAGCACGTGCAGCGCGTACGGGCGCGGCTGGAATGCGAAAAGGGCGCAACGGTCGTGTTCCTTGTCAAGTTCGACGGCGGCGCGTGGGAAGAGGTCGACCGCTGCGGGACACAGGAGAAAGACGTTTTCACGCTCGACTGCCCGATCCGCCGCTGCGACCACTTTAGATTAAAAATCAAAGCCACAGGAGAATACCGGCTCTATGCGCTCGAGTACGAATACGTGACGGGCGGCAGAAAGTGAGGGGACAATGGCAGATAATTTCAAACACAAGAATACAGACCTGACGCTCATCAACGATTCGGGTGACCTTGATCTCATCCGGCAGTATACCGAGGCCTACAACAAGGCATATGCCGAGGGAGACAAGGCGGGCCAGCAGGCGGCGCACGACGCAGCGGAGAAAATTCGCGCGAAGTACGACTATTCCGGCGGCGTGGACGGCAGCGAGTACATCAAACTCGGAACGGGTGCGAGCCCTGCGAAGGCTGACACAAGCTGGCTCGATAAGCTGGGCGACAGCAACTACAACTACGATCAGAGCGGACAGATCAGCGCAAAGCTCGACGCGCTGCTGAATCGCACGCCGTTTTCCTACGACGCGGCGATCGACCCGCTTTATCAGCAGTATCGCAAGCAGTACACGCGCGAGGCAGACCGCAGCGCTGAGGATGTGCTCGGCAAGGCGGCAGTGATGACGGGCGGGATGCCGTCCACGGCGGCGGTGGCAGCGAGCCAACAGGCGAGCGACTACCAGATGAGCCAGATGACGGACAAGATCCCCGAATTACAGCAGCTTGCCTATAGCATGTATCAGGATAAATTGAGCGGCGACCGCGCCGACCTGAATACGCTCATCGGACTTGAGGACAACAACTACAACCGCTGGCTGGCTGACCGCAATTACCTCTATCAGCTTGCGCGCGATCAGGTGGGCGACCAGCAGACGGCGGATGCGCTGGCGTATCAGAAGCAGCAGGACAAGCTCAACTATGATTACCAGAAGGAACGCGATGCCATCGAGGACGCACGCTATAATGCGGAATGGCAGTATAAATTGAAGCAGGCCGCGCAGGCAGCGGCGGGGAAGGCAAACGGCGGTGGCTCTCGCCGTACTTCCGGTGGCGGGACACGTAGAGGAGCTACCGGCGGAGCGATGGACTACGAAGGTCTGTTTGCTGCGGCACAGGCGAGCGGGAACCCCAAGAGCTGGCTTGCGCAGAAGGCTAACTACCAGAGGTACGGCTTTACGTCTTCGAGCGGGCTTTATTCCGACTATGAAAACTGGCTGGAAGGTCAGAACGGTGGAGATGACGGGGGAGAGCTCAGCAGTAGCGCTTCGAGAATATTATCGAGCTTAGAGAAGATGAAGACGCAGACCGGTAGCAATACAGGAATTGCAAACACGATTGCGGTGTATGCAGATCAAGGCAAGTTGACGGATGCGGAGGCGCGATATCTGTTCAGCCACTTTGGCTATGACCCGGACGAATGGCTTGAATAAGCGGAGGTAAATTATGCCGATCAAAAAGGAAAAGCTGGATTCTATCAAGGGATATCGTGAGTATCAGAAAAAAAGTGGGGCGGCTGCTGCGGTCAGCAGCCCCGCTCCCTCTTCCTACGCACCCGCGCAAAAGCCTGCGAGAGTAAAGCAAGACAAGCGGGAGCAGATTTACACTTATTATCGATCTGTTTCTACGCCAAAAATGACAGCACAGGAGAAGAAGGCAACGTCTCCGATGTTCCGCCAGCAGCCGACCGCGCAGCAGAATGTCGTTACACCAAAAAATCAAAGCGCCCTTGCGCAGAATCTTGCGCAGGGGGCCTTACAGAAGAAGGACGCGAAGAACTACCAGAGCAAAGAAGCGTTCGAACAGCACGTGCAGGAGGTAAAAGCCCCCACGGGCGCGCAGCGCGTCGGCGATACCGCCAAGGGCGCGGCGAAGACCTATGGCGCGGGGCTCGTCAACCTTACCGGTATGGCGCAGACCGGCAGCGGATTGCAGCGACGCGAGGAAGCAAACACCGAAATTGCCCTGTGGGATCAGGATATCAAGGCACAGCGGGATGTGCTTGCAGACCCTATGAGCACCGAAAGCGAGCGCGACACTGCGCGAAATGTCATTGCGGCACTGGAAGCGCGGAAAGCCGCATACCTGAAAGCTTACGGCGAGGGCGGCGAGGTCGAACGGACGGCGGAAAACATCTACAAGACCGCCGACACCCTTTCCGACAGCGGCGCAAGAGATATCAACAAGGCAAAAGCCGGACTGGGCAAGGTAGGCCAGCTCGCGGTTGACGTCGGTGTTGCTGGCGCGCAGATGGGCGCGGACGCGGCACTGGGCCTGCTGACAGGCGGCAGCGCGCTCCCGGCGATGTTTGTACGCAGCACGGGCGGCAGCGCGCAGGAAGCCCGCCGCGCGGGCGCAACGCACGAGCAGCAGGTCAACTATGGTTTTGCTAGCGGCGGGCTGAGCGTGGTAACCGAGAAGATCGGCAACGCGGCAGCGCCGTTCAAGAAAATGTTTGGCAAGGGCTTCCTTGATGACGTCATCGAAAGAGCGACGCAGAATCTGACCCGCAGCGCGGCGGGAAAGATCGCGCTGTCGTTTCTGGAAGAGGGCGGCGAGGAAGTGCTCGAGGACCTGATCCAGCCGGCCTTGCAGATGATCTATAACGGGAAGACGCTCGGCGGGAGCTACAGCGAGCTGGAAGCATCGGAAATTCTGAACGACTTCCTTGTCGGCGGTATCCTCGGCGGTATTGGCGGTGGCGTGGAGGCCATCGGCAACCGAGGTGGGCGCTATTATGACAGTCGTACCGAGCTGCCGGAGACGCAGACAGAGACGCGCAGCGACGCGGAGATCGTGAACGGTATTGCTGACCGGCTCTTTGCGCGCTACGACAGTATGATCGGTGAGAGCGGGCGCAAGGCGATTCGTGGCTCGTATCAGGAGGGCAAGGACACAGCAGAGCACGTGAAGGACTTTATCCCTGCCTACAATGCGGGCGTGGAGGGCAAGGCGAACCCGAACCCGACGAATGAGACGGCCTATGCAGGCTATGTCGCAGGACAGAACGACGCGAAGAAAGAGGCCGGAACGGGCGAGCATATTGACAGCCGCACGAAGGAAAATGTATCGAGCAGAAATGTAAACGCTTTCCAGTTTGACCACCCCGAGCTGCACGGTTATTACAGTACGGCGGCAGAGCAGATCGCCGGTATCGCTGATATAAGCCTTTCGCGCGGACAGCAGAAGGGCGCGCGGCAGCGGACGGCAAACGGATACCAGAGAAACAACCAGATATTCGAGACACCTGCCATGCGCAAGGCGATGGACGAGGGCCTGACGCGCACGCAAATCATTGATGCAGCGCAGCGCATCATCAACGATAATGGACAGGAGAATGTCAAAGCGGCGAAAACGCTCGAGATCGTTCTTGACGACATGCTGACGAATGGGTACACTGCTGTTGATGGAACGGCGGTTGCCCCCAATACGGATTATATTGCAGCAAAGCAGCAGATCGCAGGCGCAGAGGTGCAGGCGACCGGCTTTGACAAGTATGTAACTGACAACCGCCTTGCCCTCGAGACAGGAGATGTGACAATGGATGAGCTGCGCACGGAATATGCGCAGCAGGAAGGAGCCGAACATGGAGAAGCAGTACATTTACGCAACGGCAGCGAACGGGATAACGGTGCGGATCCCCGCGGAGAAGTACGAGGCGTGGAAGAAGGCGCAGGACGAAATCCGGGCCGGAAGGAAGGGCGACACTTCGCAGACAGCGAAGCAGCTTCGCTCGATTATGGAGAAAAAGTAAGCACTGCGAGCTTCGGCATCGGCAGAGGCGCATTCAATGACAGCGTCTATCTTGTGAAGAACGAGACGGCGGAAATGCGCAAGGCGAAGGACCTCGCCAAAGAGCGCGGCCTGCGCGTGACGTTTTTTGCCGGAAATAATCTGACGTTCCGTGACAAGAGCGGAAAAACGTTCCAGGTGCGCGGCTACGTTTCAGGTGACCGCGTATTTATCCGTGCGGATCATCCGGAATTTACGTCGTACCAGATCATGCGGCATGAGGCCGGACATGATATGATCGCAAAGGGCGAAGTCGATTTGAACGAGGTACGCACGCGCATCGATAAGACCTTTACCGGCGGTGAGGTCGACTCCCTCTGCACGGCGTATGCAGACGCTTATGCCGGCACCGAAATGACGGCGCAGGAAATTTGGGAAGAGGTGGTTTGCGACAGCCTCGGCGATATGAACATTTTCGCCGACAGTGAGATCAGCGATGCGGCAGCGTTTCTTCTTGCGCATATCAAGGTGGAGAGCGAAACCGTTGCGCAGGAAAGCACGCGTGCACCGCCAAGCGGAACAAATGGCATGGCGAGCATTGAAGAGGCTGCCGATGGCAAAAAATATGTCCGCGCCGACCGGCAGGTCATTTTCGGGAATGACCCACAAAGTTGGAGCGAACAGCTGGAAGACTATATTAACGGGAAAATCCGCCGTGGGCAAGACGTTAAGCTTATCGGTGCGGATGGTGATGAATTGGTTCTGACTGCTACCTCCGCGGGGAAACTGAGCGATAACCA